CAGAGATATAAAGGAATAAGATATGAAGTTAACACAACTCGCAACCAAACCACAATTAGTTAAAATTGAGATTGATGATCCAGAACTCGTAGAGAAGTATGGTGAAGTAGTCGAATTCTATGTACACGATAGAATAAACCTCGATCAATACACCAAGTTAGCTTCGATTAAAACAGAAGACTTAGGCAGTATGATTGGGTTAATCAAAGAATTAGTATTAGACGAATCAGGTAAACCTGTGATGGATGAAGCGCATGTATTACCAACTGATTTGTTAAATGCTTGTATGGTTAAAGTAGTTGACACGCTGGGAAAGTAACAACCACTAGGTATCGCAAAGACGAACGTATCCTGGGGTTAATGTTGCTGGTAGATAGTATGGCATCTAAGTATGGCATGCTACCAACAGACGTGTTGCGTAAAGCAACTACACAAGATGTACAAATACATTTCAATGTAGAAGCATATCGAGACGATGAAAGAACAAAAGCTTCAGGTGGAGCAGTAGACATAAGTAAACAATATACGCAAGAGGAATTGCAAGAGATATGGCAAAAATCACGGTAGAGCTAGATGACAAAGCATTTCAGCGCCAATTATCTGATATTGTAAAGTATACTGAAGAGCGCATGGTCAAGGAAATGGTCAAGGAGTATGGACGAAATACTCCCAAAGGCGGACCTCCCCCTAGCGGTACACGTGGTGGCAACGCCAAGAAGAACACAAAAAGAAAAGGCAATAGTGTAGTAGGCGATTATCCTTACGCTGGTGTTTTAGACGATGGGTTATTTCCTCGTAATCCCAAAGGCGGATATGATAAAACAACAGGCGGGTATAGCAAGCAAGCACCGAAAGGTATGGCTGAACCTACTATAGATCATATTAAGAAATTGTTTAACAAGTATGTATACCAAATGTGGAAAAATTAGATGGCTGACATTAAATCAAGATTAACGCTAGACAACAGTCAATTCCAAAAGTCAGCTAAAGCAAGTAAAACAGTAATAGCTGGCCTAGGTAAAGGACTTAGTGCTATAGGCAGTATGGGCAAAGTGGCCGCAGTAGGTATTACTGCTGCTGCCGGTGCACTAACAGCATTAGTTATAGTTAACGCAAAAGCAATTGACAGACTAGGCAAGGTTGCTAAAACAACAGGCTTTGCTGCGGACACATTACAAAAGTTCCAGTTCGCTGCTGAACAAAGTGGTGTTGGATCTGATAACGCTGCCCTCGCACTTAGGCGTTTCTCACGTCGATTAGGTGAAGCACAAAAAGGCACTGGTGAATTATTACCAGCACTTAAAAAGCTAGGCATTTCAACCAGAGACAGTGCAGGCAACTTAAAGAGTGCTGAAAAAGTATTGTTTGAATTTGCTGATGGTATTGGTGAAACAGAAAACGCATCAGAAGCGTTAGCATTAGCGTTTAAGGCATTCGACAGTGAAGGTGCTGAACTTGTAAATGTATTGCGTGATGGATCCAAAGGACTTAATGAATTCTTTAATGAAGCAGAAAGACTTGGCTTTGTTTTAACACAAACAAGCATCAGTGGCGTAGAAAAGTTCAATGATGAAATGAACAAGTTACAAACAACAATAACTGGATTAAGCAGACAGTTCACAGCCGCACTTGCACCTATACTTGAAGATCTAACATCAAAATTCACTAACTTTATTGTGGAAACAATTGCTGCACAAGGCGGTATGGAAAATTTCGGAAAGTATTTAAAAGATCAATTCCTAGACGTTGTAAAAATGATTATTAAAGCCTTTGTTACACTGTATAACACCATAGTGCAAATAGTAAATGGAATACAACAAGCATTAGCTATGATAGGTATAGGTGGTGAAATAGACAACATCACAGCCGCTATTGCTGAGATGAAAGAGATGTCGAACGAATCCGGCTGGTGGGCTCGATGGTCAGTTCAGACTGGTGCTGCTGCAAAGCTACTAGAAGAAAAAATGGGCGCGGCATACTTTAACACTGATGCTAACATGGAGGAAGCAATTGGTCACTTGCAAGCCCGACTTGCTGAATTACAAGCCGGCGGTGCCACAGGCGGTAGCTTATTAAGTCCTATTAGTGCTGATCAGTTAATGTCAATGCTTAACTTTGTTGAAGGTTACAAAGAAGCAGTGCTAGAAGCAAACAAACAAGTAATGGAAGAAGTAGTTGTTACTGGTAAAAAGATAGCAGGCACATGGCTAGATACTGTTCTTGATGCATTGTTCCCAGTTGAACTAGTTGACAAGTTCTTTGAAACATACGATAACGAAGCCGCCACAACAGCAGAAAAAGTTAAAGCCGCATTCAAATTAGTAGGCGATGCTATAAACAAAGCATTACCTAACCTCAAAGAGAAATTCTCAAACAGCGGTATAGGAGACTTTGCTGGAACACTTGAAGATGGGTTTGTTAAAGCAGGACAAGTGCTTGAAGACTCATTAGCAAGTGCTATTGTATCAGGTAAATTAAGCTTCAGCAGCTTAGGTGATCACATTAAACAAGTACTTGCAAAAGCATTAGTACAAAAGCTAATCACAGGACCGTTACTAGCTATGATAGGCTTACCAGGTAGAGCAGCAGGTGGACCAGTAAGTGCTGGGCAACCATACGTGATCGGTGAAGAAGGTCCAGAGATATTTGTTCCTAAAGGATCAGGTACTATTATACCCAATGATGCAGCAATGGGTGGCGGCGGAATGGGTGGAATGGGCGGCACACAAGTAACATACAATATAAATGCAATTGATTCTCAATCATTTGAGGCTCGCCTAGCACAAAATCCTGAGTACCTATACAACCTCACCCAAGTTGGTGCAAGGAGACAACCACGATGAGCCTACAAACAATAGTAGACAATGCAACATTCGCTACAATTAAACGCAAGAAGATTGCTGGACAAAGCATATCTAGATCAGGTAGACTACTTACATCCGAAGTTGTAAGTGCTGTACCGTATCAGTTCACAACTGGTATGCACAATGGCTTACGGTATTCGACTAGTAGAGGACTTACAGAAGATTTAAACACATTAGACGTTACTGAAGAAGCTGTGATAGACATAGGTACTACTAATACCAGCTTGGCTTACATCACAGCATATCAAGGTGATATTGATCTCGCAGAAATAGCTGACGCTACCGTAACTAGTGCATCAGCTAGTAGCTTAGTGTTAAATACTAGTCTAGTAGCAGGCAGTGGTTTTATGTTTAAGAAAGGCGATTATGTGCAACTAGGCAGTGGGTATAGATATCCTTATCAAGTAACAGCAGACGTAGCATACAACAGTAGCAGTGTAACAGTACCACTAAGCAGACCATTTATTCCGCAGCAGGGTTATACAGTAGCCGGCAAAGGTATTGTGGTAGGTCCTGCGGTTACTTGGCGTGTTAAAATGATTAACAAACCAACTTATAGTGTTATGCCAGGAGATTTATTGCAATTCGACATGAACTTCGAATTCATTGAATTCATTAGAAAAGAGGACACATAATGAGTACGCTTATACCTGAACTAAACAGTAGTAATATAAAGCATTGTTTGTTAATCGAATTGCAAATAGGTGATACTACATATTATGTTTCAAACAGTTGGAAAGCAATAACATATAATGGTAATGTTTACAGTGAGCTTGGTGCATTTCTCAGCTTAGGTGAATTCCGCGAAGACATTAAAACAACCAACGGTGATTTAAGCATAACACTCACAGGTATCCCTGCAGGCAATGTGCGGTCTGTGTTGGAAAATCCAGTTAAAGGTGGAATTGTTAAAATATTCCGTGCATTCTTTGACGATAACTATGCAATAACTAATGTTTACCCTCGTTACAACGGAATAATCACCAACTACAGCATCAGTGAACAAGTCAGCTTAGCAGAAGGTGATATCACAAACAGTGTGGGTATAAGTGTTGCAAGTATTAACACTATACTAGAAAACAGAGTGACTGGACAGCGTACAGCACCTGGTGACAGAACACGGCTATACCCTGGTGATAGCACATTTGCTCGAGTGCCAATCATTAATAACACATCATTCGACTTTGGTAGAGAATACGCAGGCGGTGGCGGCTTTGGTAACGGACCCGGTAGCGGCATGAACTTCAACATCGGCAGCATAATGTAACACAACTAATACGGATTCAAAGATATGAAGATAAGACACTCAACATTACACGATTTCGATAGAATAATGGAAATGATGATAGACTTCGCTAATAGTTCACCTTACGAAGCACACCATAACCCACAGTACGGGGACACATACGTTAGGCGTTTGTTGTGTCAGTTCATGATGAGTGGGTGTATACTACTAGCTGAGGTTGAAGGTAGGTCAGTGGGTATGCTTATAGGTGGTATTAGCCCTGATCCGTGGTTACCTGAAGTTAAGACACTACGAGAAATTGCGTGGTGGGTAGACCCAGAATACAGACAGACTAGTGCAGGATACAAGTTGTTACTAAAGTATATTGAACTAGGTAAGAAATTACAAGAACAAAAGCTAATAGCTGGCTTCACATTAACAAACATGGAACAGTCACCTGACTTCAACTTAGAAAAACGCGGTTGGCGTCCAATAGAAAAGAATTACATTTACGAAGGATAAGATATGGCAATATTTACAGCAATAGCAACAGCAATAGTTGGTGCACTTGGAATTAGTACCGCAGTAATCTTTGGTACATTAACAGTTGCCGGACTAGCTACCAGTATTGTTGCCGCTGGTTTAATGATGGGTACTGCTAAAATACTAGGTGTATTTAAACCACCTAATGTATCAGGCGGTAATGCAAGAGATCCAGGCGTTAAAGTACAAGTAGCACCAGGCACAGATAACAAAATACCTGTGTTTTATGGAACTAACTTAACAGGCGGTCTTATTGTTGATGCTGGTATCAGCAACCAAAATGACACAATGACATACGTTATTGTGCTGGGTGAGAAAACAGATACCGGTTCATATGCTGTAACTAAACAATACCGAGGTGATCAGCAATTAGTATTTGGCACCGGCGCCAGCGCCCACATTGTACAATCAGTTATAGATGCTAACTCAACCGCAACTAATAAAGTTGCTGGTAAGATGAGATGCAGAATATACGCTGGTGGCACAGCCGCAGGCGATCAAATATTCCCTCTTACTAACCAAGTAGCAGCAACCACAATGCTATCAACTATTACCGCTGCCACTAGCTATGCTGGACTGGTGTATGCAGTATTCCAAATTGATTATGATGCTGAAGAAGGACTCACAGGACTTGGGGCATACAGTGCAGAAATAACTAACACTCTCAGCGAGCCTGGTGCGGTATTAAGTGATTACTTGTTTAATGCACGTTATGGTGCTGGACTCACCGCTGATGAAGTTGATGTAGCTAGTATCGCTGAATTAACTGCTTATGCAACAGACCAAGTTGGGTACGTAGACGCATTCAACAACGCACAAACACACGATAGGTGGGCTATTAACGGGATGATGGGCACATACAGCAGTGTATTTACTAACATTGACTTAATATGTCAAAGTTGTAGTGCATTCTTTACTTACAATCCCAAAGTAGGTAAATTTGAAGTAGTTCCTAACAGAGCAGCTACCACAGGGGAAAAGGCAGCCGCTTACATACTCACAGACGACAACATCACTGGTGCAATTGATGTAACATCAACTCAGCTGTATGCACAGTACAATGCTATTGAAGCAGAATATCCAGACGGTGCTCAACGAGATCAAACAGGCACAGTTAATGTTATTACACCACTACTTGAACGTAACAGTAACGAGCCAGATAACAAATTAACCACACGATATGCTATTGTTAATGACCCAGCTCGTGTTACAAACCTATCACAAATAGACTTACGCCAAAGCAGAAAGGACTTAGTTGTACAGCTAGATGCAGACTATGCAGCAATACAAAGTGAAGTAGGTGACATTGTTAAATTAACCAACGACACATATGGCTTTGTGGAAAAGTTATTCCGTGTTATGCGAGTTACTGAGAAAGAAGCACAAGATGGCATGTTATCAGTTAGCATGGTATTACTAGAATATGCTGATAGTGTTTACACGCACGAAGTAGTGAAAATGAACGCTCCGTTAAACCTATTAGGTATTCCAGGATGGTACACAGGCATATGGGGTAATGTTGATTACAGTAACATTGCTAATGTTGTAGGTAATGTTACTGTTGTAGATGACCCAATGAGTAATGTTGCAAACGTTATCACTGACCCAAATGTAGGTAATGTTATTGGTACTATACCAATCGGCAATGTGACATATGGAACTGGTGGTAGTATTAACAATCCGAATGTTAACTTCCCAATAACTATACCAAGCATTCCTGACATACAACGCATCCTGGCTAACTTAAATGTTATAGGCGGCCAAGTAGGAAATTATGTACCAGAGCCTGTAGAAATAAGACCTCCAGGAGGAAGAACATCATTTGTCCCTGGTGAAGTTGTAAATGTTACTTTACCGCAACCTGAAGTTAGACCATTAGATATTAACTTCCCAGTTGGACCACTTGCTGAAAGTTACCTTGGACAAATTGGTTTAGACTTTCAAAACAATGCTGGTCAAGTAACAGCTAGATCTAACAGTGCTAACATCACAATGGCACCTAAAGGTGCAATTAATAGAGCAAGCATAGGTAGTGTGCAAGCAGGATTAGGGTATGACTTCGACTTAGCAAATTTCTCTATAGCAAACAGTGATATAGTAAATGCTGAATTAGGCCAACCCGCTAGTCAGATAACACCTGCTGATATTATTGACTTAGGTGGTATTGACTATGGTGAATTTAGTGCTGTTAACAGTATAGTACCATACGGTGGTATCATTGGAGGCACCACAGTTGCAATAGCATATCAGCCTGTTAGACAAATAAATTACAAAGAATTTGATATAGATGCTGGAGGAAAATACACCCCAAATGCAAATGCAGCTATCATAGATATATGGAGTGGAAGCGGGATATACTCACAAGGTTTAACCACTCTAAGCACGATCACTGATAACTTTAAATACCCGGTATCTGAAGACAGAGGAAGTAGTGTTGCAGTAGCAGCAGGCTTACCCCCAGCAAGTGCAACTAAAGCGTATGTTCCTAGCACTATGTATTCAATAAATTTCGCTAACAGTAATTTAAGTAACACTGCTGCATCCAGAGGGTTTGATGTAACTAACTTAGACAAGCGTATTACTAAATCAGATATTTATATAGATATTGGAGGGTTTGGCTAATGAAAGAATATGTATTCTACAATAATCAAAGTGGTGACATCTATCAGATTAAAAGGTTAACTGATGCTAAAGCACATCAATTGTGTGGGCTAAATGCTTCAATGCACATGAGTTGTATATTAGAAAGTGAAGTTAACGGAGCAGTGTTAAGTGCTAGAACACAAGAATTAGATTTAAGCACAACACCTATTAGTGTTAAAAAAGTTGTTATTAGGTATGCAAGTCTAAGCAACAATCTCAAAGAACAAAGAAATAGATTACTCACTGCTTGCGACTGGACAGTAGGCGTTGATTCACCACTCAGTGATGCTAAGAAAGCAGAGTGGCAAACATACAGGCAAGCTCTACGTGACTTTGAGTACAACAGTATTACACAAGATTATGGCATACCGTGGCCAGCACAACCTAGTTAAGGAGATATAGATATGAGATTAGATAGCATAATAATGAGAATGTATGATGGGGAAGGCAATTATATTGGTCCACCAACACGCAAATTCGTATTCAATGGTGAAGTTATAGACATTGATGAGTATGCAGGGGAGTATAACATAGTATTACCGGACGCAGGAGAATAGTATTCCTATAGGTTTATATCAAACATAAATTTAGCATTAGGCATAAATAGTATTAAATTAAATTCGATAACGCCTTAGTGTTATGGTCTTATCCCACAGGAGTATAACATGTCAGGTAGATTATTAGATTTCAAAAGTTATGTTGGCGGCGCAGACGCGGTAGTGGTTGAGGAAGTATTTCCGAATACCTCAAAAACATACACATACCAGTTCGGTACAGATACAACAACATGGACTTTCGGTGCAACATATCAAACATTAGTTGCTGATGTAGTAACTTACGATAGAAACACTGGATTACCTAACTTTACAGAGACTAATATTACTGGTTTCTTTGGCAACCCTGGCGCAGTTATCCCTATTAGCAACATTAATAATAACGGCTTAGACGGATCAGTAAATTTCACTATCCCTGCAGGCTTATACACCGGACCAATTATACCCAGTGCGAGAATAAATGTACCGATGACAGTTGTAACATTTACTTGGACTAACCCAAATGGCTCAATGCCAGATATTGTTGAATCGCACAGATGGTGCTTGATGCAACGCTGGGAAAGTAGTGTATCACCAGCAGACCCAATACTAGACCCTACTTATACTCCATTAGGCACAGGCGCATTATTAACATTCAGTGATAACAGTGCAACAGACACTAACAGAGTAGCAGGTTCGTACACTGTTACTGGATTAAGTAACAAAGAAGGTACAGGCGCAACGTTCAGTGTTGAAGTATCTGCTACTGGAGTTACAAGTGTTAATATTACCAGCAGAGGCGCTGGTTACAACGTAGGCGACACCGTAGAGTTGTTAGACGTTAACATGGGCAAAGGCGGCGGCGCAGATATCACAATAACAGTATCAACTGTAGCTTAAGGAGCACACTATGGCAAATGTAATAGTTACAGTCCCAGTTAACAATATAACAGTTGACGCTACCAACAGTGTAGTAACAGTTGCGAATACCACATCAAACGTAATAGTTAGTGAAACACCTGTAATCAGTAATGCTAGTATTAGAACAGCAATCAGTGTTAGTAACGAAAGTGGCTTTGGTAACTTAGCATACGATACTACAGTAACCTCTAATGGTATCATTCAATACACTGGCGTAAGCACAGCAGACATTAGAGATCAAATAAGTCTGTCAGACGCTGGTGGTGACGGAAGTGCTTCTTATAACACTGCTACTGGTGTAATCACTTATGTAGGGCCAAATGCGACTAATTATAGAGCAGCAATTAGTCTCACAGACGCTGGTGGTGACGGAAGTGCTTCTTATAACAGTGCTACTGGTGTAATCACTTACACAGGCGTAAGTGCTGCAGAAACAAGAGCACACTTTAGTGCAACAGCACCTATGCAGTACAGCAATGGTACAGGTGTTATCAGTATAGATAGTGATGCTGTGTTCAGTGGTAAAACCACAGACGACTTAGCCCAAGGTACAACAAACAAATACTTTACAACAAGTGGTGCAGTAGTAAACACTGATGCATTACCAGAAGGTACAACAAACAAATACTACACTGATGCTAGAAGCAGAAGTGCTATTAGCGGTGCTAATGGAATAACATATAATAGTGGTACTGGTGTAATCGAACTTACAGATGCTGATGTTATATCAGGTGTTACAGCTGGTCTAGGTTTAGACGGCGGCGGAACAACTGGTAATATTACTCTAAATGTAGATGTTGGCCCAGGTATTATAATCAATGGTTCAAATGAAGTAGCACTTGATACTACTAACTTAGTAACTTTAACCGGTGCACAAGATATAACGGGTCTTAAAACATTCGATGGTGGGTTAATAGTACAAGGTCCAAATTCTGGATCACCAGTTCCGTTTTACGGACTAGACGCAACATTCTTTTTGAATGGCGACGGTGGATCATTTACAAGTAATGTATCAAACCAATTTAACAACCATGATGTAAGCATTTACCGTGGTGATATAAATATGACCATGGAAGGTACTGGTCCAGGGGCAACCACCTACAAGACTAATACGCTTGACAGTTCGGGTATGCACTACTACGGTAATGTAGACTTATTACCGAGAAATACAACATCTAATACTTGGATTCAGTCTGACATGTCTCGTATACGAGAGACAAAAACAAATTACTTGTTTATAGGTGGTACCAGTGTTGTTGGCAGTAATGTATTGTACGGTGCCCCAACTAAAGCCGCATTAGTGCAAGCAAACAGTGCACTTACAGCTCAAGGATCTCCTAGATTTGATGTTTATTCTGCAAATGGTAATGAATGGGCAGAAGATAACAGAGATGCAATTACTAATGCAACATTAGTAGGACAAATAGTTGATACTTACAGTACTCAGAGCATTGGCGGCGCCAAGATATTTACACAAGATTTAAGTATACAAGGTAATTTAGATGTTGCTGGAAATTTAAATTATGTAGAAGTGCAAGACTTGCTAGTCAGAGACAACACTATAACATTGAACTATGGTAACACTAGCGTAAACACTACTTCAGGCATTTATATTGATAGAACAGGTTACCCAGGCGGCGGCGCTGCTAATGTAGGTCTTAGATGGCAAGAAAATTTAGATAGATGGGAACTCACAGACGATGGTACTAACTATTTTGAGATTATAACAACCAATAACGTCCCCGCAGGCGGAGTTACAAGTGTTAATACCTTAACAGGTGCTGTGGTATTAGACACAGATGACATCTTAGAAGGCACTAACAAGTATTATGCAGAGGCATTATTTGATGCAAGTCTAGCAACTAAGACAACAAATAACTTAGCTGAAGGCACTAACAACAAGTATTACTCTGATGTATTAAGCAGAAATGCATTAAGCACAACAACTAGTACAGCGGTGCAAGGTGGCGCACTTGCATACAATGCAAGCACAGGTGTATTTACATATTCCCCATCTACTAGTATCAGCTTATCCAGTCTAAGCGTTGTCACTGAACCCGCTGTTGGCGGTGGTGAATTATCATATGATTTCACCGATGGTGAATTTCACTTTGCGCCCGCAGTTGTTCCAGTTGCAAGTGTAAACAGTCAAATAGGTGCTGTGGTATTAGACACAGATGACATCGCAGAAGGCACTAACTTATATTACACTGATGCTAGAAGCCAAGCGGCACTAAGTGTTACAACAGCAGCCGCAAGCGGTGATGGTTCATTAACATACAATAATACAACAGGTGTGTTTACATTTACACCAGCTGACGCAGGTCTTGGTGATTACGG